TTAATCTTCAAAAGTTTTAGCAACTATTTTTAGATAATCAACAATTGTCAAATGTTGCGGACAATGACCTTCACAACTTCTACATTCAATACAATCAGAAGCTTTCGCATGAGTTTTTATCATATCTTGATATTTTTTCTTACTGCCAGACGCCATGCCAAAACGTTTTTCATTATTATATAACTCAAAAACCTCTGGTATTTGAATTTGCATTGGACAATTTTCTTTACAATAATTACAAGCTGTACAAGCAATAGCTGTTGTATCATTAATGATTTTTGCCACTTTAAAAGTTGTTTCAATTTCTTCGTTAGTAAGCGGTTTAAAATCTTCCATATAGCTCAAATTATCTTCTAATTGTTCCCATGTTGACATGCCAGAAAGCACCATAAATACATCATCTAAGCTACTAGCAAAGCGAATTGCCCATGAAGCCACTGACATTTTTTCATCTTGAGCTTTCAATAAATCTATACCAGCCTGCGGAATATTTACCAATTTACCACCTTTTACAGGTTCCATGACAATTACAGGTTTATGATATTTTTGGCATACTTCATAACATTTACGAGATTGCACGCTATCGCTTTCCCAATCAAGATAATTTATCTGTAATTGTACAAATTCAATATCTTCACCAATTTCAAGTAAAATCTTTTCTAAGAATTCTGCTGTATCATGAAAAGAAAAACCTAATTTTTTAATCTTACCTTCCGCTTTCATTTGACGCACAAAATCCATAGATTTAAATTCTTTGACCTTTGCATAATTATCAACGTCTAAACAATGCAATAAATAATAATCAAAATAATCTACACCACATTTTTCTAATTGTTCATCAAAAATACGTTTATTATCCTCTATAGATTTCAACTGCATTGTAGGCAATTTATCCGCCAATAAAAAGCTTTCTCGTGGATATCTTTTAACTAAAGCTTCCTTTACAAATAACTCACTTTGATAATTATGGTACATATAAGCAGTATCAAAATACTTAAAGCCCTTTGCCATAAAAGTATCAACCATTTTACAAAATTGTTCCATATCTACCTTGTTATTTTCCACATCAAGCATAGGTAAACGCATACAGCCAAAACCAAGTTTCTTCAAATTTTCCATAATCCCACTCTCCTAAAATATATTTATTTAAATTATAATATTTTTTATAGATATTTTCTATGTTATAATTTTCCATCACTAAAATGATAATCCTATAAAAAATAATCTATAATAAGCATCATATTTCTACAAAATTCATAAAATAATGCTACCTCTCATATATTTTAAAAATAACAAAAAGTCAAACCTCAAATAATAAAAGCTTTATAAAGGCTTATAAAATAAGTATAAAAAATTAGTCAAAAAGTCAAAAATAATTGTTGACATTTTGACTAATTCGAGTATAATAATAACAACTTTCTACATTATAAAATAATTATCAATTTATATCATATTAATAATATGCCTTTGCTATTACTATTTTATTATATTTATTCTATCACTTATTATTTATATTTTTTTATTTTTGTTACTACTTATGGTACTTCATAATAAAAATGGTACCAAAATGGTACCTCAAAAATCTATTATTACTGTTAATAAATAACTAAACTCCTTGTATATCAACTTCTTTAGCAGTATAATAAAAACCATAAAAATTAATTTTATTAAATTTAACTTAACTTTAACAAATGTTGTATTTTCCCTATAACAACAAAAAAACCCCTATTACCTAGATTTTTTCTAAGTAATAGGGGCTTTTGCTTTTAGCAATAAAAGAAAATGTTATTTAATTATAACTCTTTTGTTAGATTTTATCTATAATTTTATTTACTTCTGCAATACCTTTACCATCTAGCTTATCTATTATCCCAAGATAAGCCACATTTCTAGCTACTACAGAAGTACTGGTCGTTGTAATTATTTGTTTTTGTAATTTGTCCTTAAGCTTTCGCTTTTCATCATCTAATTTAGATTTAATAAAAATCTTTGCAAATTCTTTTAATATGTTCATGCTTATTTCTCTGTTAGTGCTAATTTATTAACTACTTTTTCTACAATCCAAAGACTACCATTTATGGCTGCTGGTAAGAAAATAGTATCTCTAAACTTAACCCATCCTTTTTCATCAACCGCACTATTTTTAAGCTCTGCAACAAAAGCTGTAGCTACTTCTTTAACTGCTGGCAATGCCGTATCTTTAATTCATCTGATAGCCATATCTTTTACTTCAGTCGTAATAAAATCTTTCATATTTTCTAAAACTTCATTTTTAATTTCATCAATAGTCATATTAATAATCTCCTTATTAAAATAATTTTTCTGCGTCAGTTATACCTCTAGCGATAGCATTAGCAAATTCTTCTATTCTATACATAAGTTTATAAGCATCTTCTTGATTTGAAATAAATGCTGTTTCTACTAATACTGCAGGCATACTTGTTTCTCTTAATACACATAAATCAGGACGTTCTTTAATGCCACGGTCCACCATATTAAGAGAATTAACAATTTGTGCCTGAATACATTTAGCTAAAATATTAGATTTTCCACCATCTAAAGCATAAACTAATGTTTCTGTTCCTTTTGCACTAGCATTAGCAGCAGAATTACAATGAATAGATATAAAAATATCTGCACCACTATTATTTGCAGTAGCACAGACATTAGGCTTACCTTCTGTTTCTCCATTTAAATTATCTGATTGCAATAGCTGGCATGGATAACCGATAACTTCCATTGTCTTTTTTACTTTTTCTCCAATAGCTAAAGCAATATCTACCTCTCTAATTCCATTCGCACATGCTCCAGGGTCTAAGTCCATATCATGTCCAGGATTGATAAAAATTCGTAACAATTAAATACACTCCTTTTATTAAACTAGTCGAATTCGACCAGTTTGTTTAATTTAACTAAAAATAAATTAAATTTTAACTTAAATCTGCCAATAATCTACCGATTATCTACAAATAAAATCCTTTAACCGTGCGGTTCATAGGTTTTTACCTTCTAATAACCTTCTAATTATCTACCGATTAGCAACTAATTACAAAAATGGCTATTTTTGTAATTAGTTATGCATACACATTACAAAAAGTGCCTATTTTGTAATATCTTTATTTGTAGAATTATTAACTCGTACTAGACCACCTAAATATCCAAGAAGTCCAGCACTTATTGTTGTAGATAGTTCTGCATTACCATAAAAAATAGCCGTTATTAAAGCTATTACAAGCCCTATAACGACTACTAGATTTACTATATCCAATTTTTCATATTGCAATTTTTATTCCTCCTCTTTTCTTTGAGGCAACTGAATTGTTTTATTATACAATCCTGTTATTGCACCATTACCACCTAGAGCCTTATAAGTATTGTACATATCTGTTAGGTTTTCTAATGCCCAAATTGGTAAGAAGCCTTCTTTTTCTGCGTTGTGACAAATATTTATTATTTCCACACGCAAAAGCCCTCGAATGGCACAATCTCTATTTTTTTCTTTATTTGCATAATCTTTATAAATGTTATATGCAAATTTTAGTAAACCTGCTTGTATTGCCAAAGTTACAATAGCCAGCCAATCATTAGATAAAAATTCATTCATTTTACTATTCCTCTTGTTTAGATTCTAATTCTGATATTAACTTTTCTTTTAAACAGTTGGGACATTTTTCATTTGTACATTTATTTTCTTCGTTTAATTTTTTAGCACAAATATTACATCTTTTAATCATTTACATTCACCTCTTTTAGTTTATTATTTGTATCTTCAATAACAGCTATATACTCTTGTTTTAGTTCCTCTTGTAATTCGGTATCATCTGTAAGTACTGCTACCAACATAGCGTCTTTGATATCAGCAATTTGTGTATTATTTTCAGTCATAATTTCATCGATTTTTGCTAAAGCTTTTTCTTCTTCTGTTGGTACGTACGCAGGCTTTTCTATAATTTGACCTTCTTTATAGATATATTCTTTATCTGTATTTCCAATTAATTTATTATAATCATCTTCACCAAACCATATACCACCATCATTTATAATATCTTGATAATTAAAATTACTAACAAGACTTACTATTTTTTCTTCTGTATAACCTACAATTACTTCTTCTCCTTTCCCATTTATATCCTTTATTGGTTCTGCATTTAGCACTTGATAGTGCACATTTTTAGCATAAGTATTCTTACGTGTGCCATCTAAATTGAATTGTATTAAATAATCTTTATCCATTTTATAAACTCCTTAATATCCTATTGCTACCCAGTTAATTATCCAATTTGGGTTTTTACTGCCATCATAAGCGATTGCTTCTAAAACAGTTTTACTAAGTGTATGTGATGTGTATAATTCATTTATCATTACGGGCTGGGTACCTAAATGCATAGCAAAAATTATATAATTTTTAGTAAAATTTATGGGAAAATTAACATTACATGCAGCATATGGATAATTTCCTAAATAACTATTTGTTACTCCATATTGTAATATTAATCCACCAAAAAGCTTTCCAAAACTTATATAACCATTATTAATGTCTGATAATCCAGTTATACCTAAAGAAGGAATAGTATATTTATTCCCGTCCCAGGTAACTTGCAAATTCCCCGATAAATTATTTATGAAACTTTTTACCCACGTTTGTACCCATGATGTGTTGGGAATTTTTGTACTATTATCACTTGCACTTGGTGTTGGTGTCGTAGGCGAGCCGCTAAATGCTGGACTAGCTTTTGGTGCTTTATTATCATTTAATGATTTTAACGTTGTTGGAGAATTTTCACCATAGGATGCAGTACCTTGTATATTTTTAAATTTTGTACAAAAAGAATTAAGTATTTCTGAAATATTTCCTACTGTTAAAATTTCAGCATTCGAATTTAATGTTAAATCCTCTGTTTTATAAAGATATCCTGTAATATCTTTGCCATTTTTATCTTGAGTAGCTTTTGTAGAATTTCCTACATTATTAATAGTAACAGTAGATGTTGTCCCATTTCCTTTTGTTAGAGTTAAGGTAGCATTAGAAGCCGTAATACTTTTTATATATGTTGTATTTATTGCTTGACCTTGACTATCTTGAGTGGCTTTTGTGGAATTTCCTACATTATTGATTGTAACAGTAGATGTTGTCCCATTTCCCTTTGTTAGAGTTAATGTAGCATTAGAAGCCGTAATACCTTTTACATATGTTGTATTTATTGTCTGTCCTTGACTATCTTGGTTTGCTTTTGTTGCTAAATCTGCACTTGTTGCATGAGTAGCATTAGCAGCATTATTAGCATTTTCTGCTGTAGTAGCTTTTGATGCTAAATCAGCATTAGTTGCATTATCAGCTTTGCCCTGTAGATTACCTATAAATTTAGTAGCAGTAATATTATAACCACTAGCATTTAAATCGCCTGTGAGCGTGCCACCTGTTGTATCTAATTTCTTATCAAATAATGTCTTATGTGCTTCATTATCTGTATTATGTGTAGATAAATCTTTTTTTATCATAGCTGTTACTGTTTTTGTTAATCCTTCAGTGATACCTTCTACATTATTATCCATACAATTGTATCCAGAAGTAACTAAAAAATCCGCAATAGCTTTACACATTGCGGACCATTGAAAATACATTTTATTATGTTGTCGACTTAATGCCATACCTGGAATTACTCCTGTAAGTCTTTGTGTCGCATTTTTATATTCACTATCATTATATGTTCTATCTGGATTATTTTCTTCATTAAATATAAGAAAATTTGTTTCTGCCATAATATACCTCCTCCAACTTAAGACCAATAGCCTTTATCAAAACCAAATAATTTATTTTCATTATCTTCTATATCATAGCCAAAAGATATTTTAGGTGCTGGATCTAACCAATTTGCTTCATCATAACCTTTTATAGTATTAGTTTCCATATCGTAACCAAAAACAGGACCATCTGCAAAAGAATAATTCACTAAAACAGATTGCGGTTTTGGTACTATATATCCTTTTTGAATCATATTTTTTGTTATCTGATCGAATTTATCTCCTGTCACAACCACATCAATCGTCATGTCTTGATTATCCTGAATAATTATTCCTTCACCAAATAATACTCTCCATAAATCTTTTAAATCTAAAATGCCACCTTTCCACATATTTTGAGCTATTTTAGACCGTATAAGATTGCGATAAGCAAAATTGTCCAATATTGGTGATAATCCTTTATCTGGTTGGAAATCTAGTATTCTACTAATACCAGCAATTATTCCTAATAAATCTTCTTGATTACCAGTAGCCAAATCTAAATCAAATTCATCATCAAAATGAACAGCCAAATTAAAAATATCGTCACTTTTTATAAGTATAGCTTTTACCATTGCCATAAACTTAGATTTAGTTTTATGTTGGCTAGTTATTAAATTTAAATAATTATCAACTAGTGGCAATTAACTCACCTCAATTACTCTTATTATTCCAACAGCAGCAACTTCATTAAAAGCTATATCGATATCTTTAGAAACAGTAGGATCTTCATTACGTGCGATATTAACTATGTCTACGCTAAATTCTGGTACAGCTAAATTTTTTACTACCGCTGTAATAGCTGTAAGTAGACCCATTATTGTTACATCATAGCCAATATCTAAATTTAATATATAATTTTCAATACTTATTTTTATTTCATCTGCAATATTAGTTGTATATCCAATATTAGGTTTTATTTTAATATCTACATTTATATTTACATAACTTGGTCGGGAAAATTTAACTACATTTGGCAAACCATCATCATTAGTATAATTTACTGAAGTAGTACCATAAGTTCCACCACCTGGTCCTTTACGTAGATATATTTGTTCTGCTATATCATAATCAAGACCACCTTCAACAACAGCTGCGATAGAATGACTAGGAATGCCATTACTATCTGTTATATTTGTATCATTATCATATACTTTATATCTTGTTACACCTTCAATACTTGCGATACCTGCAATTGTACTATTTAGCATATTTTGTCCAGGTATTGCTACACTTAATGCCTGTCTTTGACGTAATTGTTCATCAGTCTCTATTGGTTCACCAGCTACTGCATTAACCTTATTTATAACAGATATCCATCCCTTTTGAGGTGTGTATATTTTATTTATTGTACCAACAGTGGCTTCGATAGCTCCGATCTCTTCACATTGCGCAGTAATTTCCACAGTTTCGTTCTCAAAAATTATATTAGTTGGCAAATACCATTTATGTCCTGATTCATCTTCACAAATACCATTAGCAATTACAGTTCCTATATCACCTGTCAAAGTTAATACACATGTAGAATAACTAGCTTTTTTCCTAGCAATACCATTCATTTTTACAATACTATCTAAACTTGTTCCTATAGCAGTTTTAGGACTACGATTGTTATAAATTATTTGTAACATTTGCATCGTGTCGTAAGTTTTAAGAGCAAACGCTGATATCATTTGATAATCTTGACTATCATTTTCCAGATAAATATCTTGCCCATAAATTTGTTTAAATTGTTCGATCAAATCATCACGTATATCTATATAACTAGGGACATGTAGTCCCGCATCATCTATAAACGGCGCAGTATATGCCATCAGTTCATCACCTCATTTATCTCAAGGGGACCATATTCAGTATCAACTAGAGCATAAATATCTAATTTTCTTTGTTTACTATCCCATGTAGCATTAAATATTGTTACGCATTTTACTTTGTTGGTTTTTTCTATACGTTCCTTAATAAGTTGCTTAGCTTTATCAATATCACGATTAGCTAAAATATCTTGCCACAAAGGTAATCCGTCGTTTAAATCTTCCCACCATTCATATTTTAATAATTTTAAACGAGTTGATATTGCTTGCTGTACGGCATAAATATCTTTATAAAAACCATTACTATTTGCACCAAATACATAATCACCATTATCATCAAGTTTTCGATAAATCATCAACTTACACCACCAGTATTTGAACCACCAGGCATAATGCCACTATGTGTGTGCCCTAAGAAAATTTTACCATCAATGGTAGTATTACCACCTTTAATATTAACATTACCTACAATGTTAATTGTATTACCGCTAAGTTCAATATAAGCACTACCCTCGTTATTACGAATTTGCACAGAAGATGCAGAATAATTATTTATTCTTTGTGGCTGACTTTTAAAACCAATTAGTGCAAAGCCATCGGATAAATCATGATATCTTCTTTCTACTTGATTTTGAATTCCACCAGATTGCCACCAGGCATCCATGCAATTATCTCCAAATATTACTAAACAATCATCCCCCGGTTTTATAGGAAATGTTATTGAATACCCACCGCCTGAAGGGATAAAAAAAGGAACATCCAAAAGTAATGGTAAATCTACCCATGTTGGAGTTCCTTCATAATTTAATCTAGCCCGAATTGCAGGTTGAACAGTACAAGTTTGTTTATTATAATCTACCGATTGAACAATACCCGGCATAGCCACATGCAATTCAATTCCAAACATGTCTTGCAATCGCTTTTGATACTCAATCAAATCTTGAGTTCGTTCGCTATTTTTTAACATAAACTCACCGCCCTGTCTGCTCTGCTGTAGTATAATTTGTAGGTAATCCAGCTCTACCATTTCTACCTACACCAATTACTTCAGTTATCCATGTATCGCCCCATGTATCACCATTATGGGATACAGAAAAAACTTGATATTCACCGTTTTGGTCAAACTGTGATTGTTGTGGCAATTGATTATTATTACCTTGTCCTGATAAATCAAAATTCATAGCCTGTCGTTGGATAAGTTCATTATTAATTTTAATCAGTGTATATAATTTCACTCTGCAATCTAATAACATTTTTATATGAATACCGTCATCACCATATTGCGGTGTGCCAACTAAACCTGTCATCGGCGTTAAAACTAAACACTTATCTTCAGGAATTTCATCTGTAATTTTTTTTATAGTTAGTGTATCATCACTATCAATCCAAAAGTTAGCATCATTATGAATACATATATCACGTATATATTTTCCAGGTGTACCAAAAAATACTTTTCCTCTTGGTAATGGGTGTTGATTTAAATAAGGACTAATTTCACCAACTTCAATTTTCTTATCAGCATTTTCTGATAGTGCTTTTATCGTATCACGCGCTGTGCTTCCAGCTGCTAAACTAGAACGTACCATATTAGCATCAAATAAAATATTTCCTTTTAATGCTATAATTTCTAATCTATAATCTATACCATTCTCACGATTACGAAAGACCTGTACAATATCACCTGTAAAAATTTCTCCATATTGCCCCTCTTGATAACCGGCTTCAATACTAATTTGAAACCCTTCGCGAATGATATCACCTTCAGCTTTATCATTCATATTATATACAACTAAAGTAGCTAATGTTGTAGCTGTTTCAAGTTTTTGTTCAATTTTAAATATACATTTTAAAAGAGAAACATCAATAGCTGTATCATGTTCTTTATCGCGGACATCATTTCCGTTTTCATCTTTTTTATATGCTGGTTTATAGATAGTTATTTTCCATTTTCTACCATATAGTCTATTCATTCTAGTGGTACTTTGATTAGATTCTCCCGATTTTTCTACATCTATCAATCCATAATCAGCCATTTGTATCACTCCAAACTAAATACCAATCTGTATTTAACGTTTCATACGTAGGATATTGCTCATTTACTGTATGTTTTGGCACGATATAGGCGCTACCTATTTGCATATAAGTAAACTGCTCTAATAAGTTTTGAGCAGGCATTATTGGTAAATTTCTTATAAGCATTGTGTCATTACTACTTATACTTATCACCCAATATTTAGCAATTTCATTATAAGTTACCAAAAATGTCAAAGTTATATTTTTATTATCTATAGGAATTTTACAAGAAAACGTCTGATTAGGTATAGGATTAATAGGTATTATAGACAACATTAGCCATTCACTCCCATCGCATCACCTATTGCTTTAGCTCCTGTTTTATTAACTTCTTGCACATTGGCTATAGTTTGTCCACTAGATGTATTAGTCGTAGCAGCTGCTCTTGCACTTACAGCAACTTCAGCTACATTTGCAAATATAATTTCACGTAAACGAACAGTACAACGCAAAGCATTAAAAGTCGTATAATCATCTGGTGTTGATATTTCTTCAATAATCATATTATTATAAGTCTGCAATCTTGTTTCTACATTTATAGGTACTCTAGATTGTTGTAAAATTTTTAAAGAAGTCCATGCTTGTTTGGCACGTCCGCTACCATACAAAGTGATAGGATTAGGAGCTTGAGCTAAAATATTACTATACATTTTTAAATTTATTACTGATTGATAAACATATGCCAAAAATGGATCTGTTGCCATAAAATTATTTGTAGCAGCATCCGTCATCATAATTTCAATAGTTAATTCACAAGGTTCTATAATAGCATGGTCTGTCATTATAACACCTGTTTGTACAGGATATTGCGTAGGTCTTACACGGCTAAGATGTTCTGTACGCATTATCCCATCAAACATTAATCCACCAATTGGCCATTTAGGTGAACTAAATAAAAAATTGGTTAATCCTTTAAAACCTGTAGCATAATTAAGAATGGTATAATTACCTGTTAATTTAGCTAATTGCCTAGAAAAATCCATCCAGTCAGGAACTTTATTATTTTCAATAACATCACTAAAATATTTTATACCGTCTAAAGATAAACCTTTGCCTATAACTCCCAATCACCGTCACCTCTTTACCTTTTGCAAACTATTCGCACTTACCCAAAAACTTAGAGATAAGCATATTATGCTCTATTTAGATGAACATTTAACACTTTTAAAACTTTACGTACATACCATAATGGTTGTCCTAATTTACTTATTAGTTCGCTTTCTATAACAGTTGCCTCTAACGGCAAATTACGATTAATACGGTATTCTATATAATTTCTAACATAATTAATATCTGTTTCTTTTATAGTTTCCATTTCCTTCACCGTCCTTTCTACAACATATATTACCTATTCATAGAAAGGTTTTTAACAATTAAAGTGAAAATTTTATAACCACATAGATGAGATAGCTTTACTCTTTTGAGTGTATCGTGCTTGTCTATTAAATGCTTGCAAACTCTCATCAGCTACAGCTTTGCCTATTTCTTTTGGATTAGCATTAGTATTATTTACACTCACACCACCCACATTAATATTGTAAATAGTATTTCCCGTGCTAGCATAATTAGTGGCATAACCACCAGCCATCATATTTCTGTATAACATAGAGTCGAAATTTGCAGAAGTAAATATTCCAGTTATTGCATCTTTTATAGTTTCAAACGCACCTTTTTCATCTTGCTGATTATCCACATCATTAATAGATTTATTACCATTAAGCGAAAAATAATAACCCTGATTATCTTGAGAGGCACTTAAACCATATTGTGCAGCCATATTTTTTACAATTTGAATATCCGGATTCCCCGTAATACCAATACCAGCCCAATCTTCACCACTACCTTTAAAGTTAAAGCCATAACCGTATGATTCAATAGCATGTAAAAAGTCATTGAATTTTTCCAATAAATCTGGATTAAGCATTTTAATCCAATCTGACGGAATTGACCAACTAGCTTTTTGTGTTGGATTATAGGAGCCATTTTCTAATTGAGCTTGTACTGCATAAGCATTATCAATTCTTTCAGGTAATACTCCTTCAGGGTCAGCAGGTTTTTCAAAACCTTTCACAAATATTCTTGTAGCTTCTTCAACACTAGTGGCATTATTCATCGCATCTAACACATCTTTATAACTAGTATTCAGCTCATATAACAAAAAATCTAATTGTGTTTGCCTGTCAGTCCAATCTGTTCCTCTTGCTTCAGCAAAATCTTTTAATGCACTAAATCTACCATTACCGTTAAAATCAGTATCATGCCATTGTGCTAATCCTCCAGAAGGGCCTCCATTATCATTTGGATTATAAGCAGTAGGATCATAATTAGATTCTCCACCTAAATTTCCCATAACACCAAGAGCAGCTACAGTAGATAATCCGTTATCCATTAAATACTTAGTCATTTCCACCGCAGACTCCCCAGCAATACCTTCTCCTTTGAAGTCATCACTAACGCCAAAAGCTTGACCTGCTAATTTAGCAGCTCCTTTGAAATCTCCTTTTACCAATTTTAAAAGTGCTTGACCTAATTTACCTATAGATTTCAAAGCTCCTGTAATCACATCATTAACAATATCACCAAATACTCGTACAGCTTTTCCTAGGCCATTCCAAAACTCACAAAATAATCTATTATCAGCCATTAATTTAAATAATTTACTAATAAAACGAATAGCCGTAGCTAAAATACGAACCATTGTACTTATTACTTTTACAGCTACATATATAGCATCTTTAAAAGAATAAATATGTTGTGTTTCTTGCATCCCAACAAAAAATTCTCTTAGTATAGTTTTTACCAAATATAAAATAACATCGCATAATTCTAAAAAAGCATTTAATAATTCTACTAATGCGCTGGTTAAATCTCGAACTTCTTCAGATTTTCCTAACTCAATAAGCCAATCTTTTACTATTTCAATGCCGTCAGCTAAGGTATTTAATAAATCTAAAGATATAGCCCATATACTAAATAATAAATCTTTAAATTTTGTACCAGTACCAGTATCTATCATAGCATTGTATAACTTATCGATTAACATAATAACAGTATCAATAACGCCATCAGCTAAATTTCTAAAAACTATAACTAATCTTTTAACAGTGACTATGAAATCATTAAAACTTTTAGAATTACTTATTTCTGATGCAAGATTAAATAGATAATTTTTAAATTCAATTACTTTATCTTTAACTTCAGATAAATAGTTAATGAATTTATCCCATATAGGTTTTGCTATTTCGCCAAACTCTTTAATTTTTAATTTTGCTATATCAATAAAATAATTTAACTTATCCCAGTATTTACCAAATTGTGCTTGTTTACCTTCCATATAACCAAAATAGTCATCAATTAATAGCAGTAAACTACCAACTAACATTAACATTCTACTAAAAGGAGATGCCCGAAGCACTGCAAATAAACCTAAAATAGCGATAGTAGCTGTCTTAATTCCATTAGGAAAAGCTTCCCATAACTTATATACCGATAAAGTTAAGCTCTTAATAAATTTAAATAAATGGAGTCCTATATTTATTACATATACAAAAGCACGAGCAAGTTTTTCGGTCCATGCAGACATATTACGAATAAAACTATCATTAAAAGATTTAAATTTTTCTTTGGCATCTTGCAAGGGCCTATTTAAATATTTCATTAAATAATAGCCAATCCAGCTCATTGCATAGGAAACTTCTTGCTTTAGTCTAGTAAATTCAAACATTAAATCACGAAAAGATTTCATTGTTTCTTTAAAATCGCTACCTATACGCATTTGGCGACCATCATTTACTAATGTTTTATATCTATCCATTAATTCTGGAGTAATTACAATATCTGCTACTGATTCACCTAATGCATCAATAGCTTTTTTCATTTCCCACGCCCCATCTTTAGAAATCATCATACGACGCGCAAATTTTTCCAATTCTAAATCTTGTTGAGCTGTAGTTCTCATTAACCCAACCATTGCAGTAGTTATACTAGCAATAGCTGTAGTTATAATACCTGAAGCTTTAATAAAATTAGTTGCCCATGAACCAGTAGCTTTTTCGACAATAGTTGTTGTTGATTGAATTGTATTGTTCATTTCACTAAAGCCAGGTTTATCAATTTGTACGCCTAAGCCAATAAGATATTCTTTTATCAATTCACCTATCATACCACATCATTCTCCTTAGCTTCAGCTTCACGTCTTCTATTCTCGTTATTCACTAAAATAATTTCATGTGCGTCTAATAAATCTTTAAAGGTATATGTACCATCCCATAATTCATGCTGTTTCCACATTCCTGCAAGGACTGGTGCATATACCCAACTGTTTAGATTTTTAAATTCGCAAGGGATATACTCTGCATGGCTTGCTTCAATTCCTTCAAGCCGTCTTCGGAGAAAAAATCAGACACATTAAACACCAATACATTAATCACAAGCAACATTGTAAGTAATGTATTATTTTGAATATCTAATATACCCCATGTGCCATTAGGATTAATAATTGGAGCGGTACGTGCCGGTAATATTTCTCCAACAGCAGATAAACAATCTTTTACAAATGAAATAAATTCGACTTTAGTCATGCTTGTACGGCCCTGTGGTAACATTTCATTTAACGATGAATTTTGGATTGGAATTTTATTCTCCAAGCCCATAGGCATAAATTTTTCAAAAAGCTGAAAAATAATATACCCGCCTGTAAACGCATCAAATTTTTTGATTTCAAATTTTCTACCTTGTATTTCAACAACTTTAGATGTTTCACGACTCATAATATCCTCCTATTAAATTGACAATCTTTGAATATCTGCGAATAACAAATTCCAAGCCACACGTTGACCTTGTGCTTGAAATGGTTCATCTGGTTCTTTTACAAACGCACCACCAGAACAATAAAATGTTTTTTTCATTTTTGGTGCAGTAATAGTTAACGAGAGTTGAGCCCATTGACTAGTATCTGCACTCCATACATAGTTAAATAGACCCTGTAACCACGCATGTAAATTCGATGTTTGCTGTGCATTAATTGACACATTACCATTATTACCTGCAATCTTACTTACCATGATAGTTCCATCAGCAGCTACATCATGGACCGTTCTATCTGTATTTTTAGCGATATTAAAATCACCTATACCTTCACCTCGTAGTTCATAACTACCATAAGCAGGGTGTGATAAAGTAGCCGTTACATCTGTGAAAGAATAAGTATTCCAATCTCCCAATATTCTCAACTCCTTTTATCTATTTACATCAACTTGAATAGTTACATAATGAATAGCCCCTGCCAATTTTAAAGATACATAAATTGGTGGTGCTTTACGCGCATCACGATCTGCTTGTGTTTGTTCATCTATTGGTTCTGATTGAATTAGATATCCATTAGGCAACGTATCGCCATTTTTTAACTCCAACATATCGTTTCCAAGCCATTTACCACCCGCGATAAACCCAACACGTGCCATATCATCACAAACTGTTTTTATTGCATTTTTTAATTGTGTCATACCTGATTCTGTTTGACTAATTTTATTATTATTCACAAGTAAATCCATGATAGCTAATTGCATATCATTTTTATACTTATCTAAATAAATAATCTCATCAAAATATGAACCATCAGCCATACGGCCTTCTTCAAATATGTCATAAGCATTACCACGATTTATATAAATATTACCGTAATTATTTTTTATATTATCTACTTGGCTAGATGTTATTTCTTGAATAGTATTTTCTGTATTTACTCCCACTTCTGATTTATAAGCTAATGTAAAAGAACTATTAATAGTACTTACACTCATAGCTCCCATAGCCCAACCAATAATTGCACAAATAGCATCTAGATGAGTAGTGCTATACTGTCCTATAGTTTGTCTATATTTAAGCTCTCGTAATTTTACAAAAATATTATCCTCATCATCTAAACAATCAGATTTATTAGTAGTATAAGCGAACATAGTTGAAGGTGTAGTAGCTTCTACATACCCCGCTAATTCAATAATTTGTTCATCTGTTAAATCACTACAATAATTGGCGATATACCATTCACTATCAACTTGACGACACGCAATAAGTGTTTCTAATGGTGTCTCGTTCTTTGTTTCCGAAATAGTAGCTGAACCATTATTAATTACTATGGTTCCTGTATATGTCATAGAACCTGGTGTATTTCCTTCACCAGCCTTTATTTCTGATACAGTGATTACATCACCTGTTGCAGTGAAATTATATAATGTATTTAATTCAGATTTACTATTAAAAGCATTAGCAATTGCTGTAGCTGTTTCTTGAACACTTTCCCCTACTTCGTAATCTGTACCTGCCGTAAGGGTTACTTCATTAAATGTAACCGTATCTGTATCGGCCGCTCCATTTGTAGTTACTGTATAAGTGTTCTTACCTGCTACTTTTAAAGTATTTATCTTTCCTATAGCCACTTTTGGTGGGGTTTTAGTCTGTCCAAAAATTAAATTAGCTGCTTTATATAAACGGTCCTCTATAGTAAATCCTTCTTGTAACATCGCATTAATATTGTCATAAGTTTTAATACGATTTGTACCAAAATCCACGTCATCACTAACATTGCCTATTAATAAAGCCAAATTAAATTGTTTTCTAGTCGCTGATACAGCCGCCAAATTAACTACTATATTAACAATAGAATCAATCGGCAAAGATGATTTAATAGCCATTATATACCTCCTACCTATTATTTATTCCTAAAGAAATAGACACATTTTCAATACGACCTACATCGTCAGGAATTAATTCATATAATTCATTGAAATTTAAAACTAAATCCCATCTATTCCACCATTTACCTGCAAATAATTCATTTGCTTGCGTAATCATTGATAAATTAGGGATTAAAAAGACGGAGTTTTTACTTAGCAAGTCGTGTATATTTTGCTTAAAGACTCCGTCTTTTATTTGATTTGCAATATCATATGCATTAGGACCATAAATAGTAAATAATACATTCCAAACTCTAGTTCTCGCACTATATCGCATAACAGTATCATTTTCTGCAATATATTTACTATCTAACTGTTTAGCGTAATCATTATTTAGTTCAGACAAATTTATAAAAATAATATCATCAGTGATTTTCCAATCGGGCATACCATCTTGCGGATATTTAAAGCGAATAAATTTATTAGGCATTTTTAAATTCTTGCCTGTAATATTATTTGTAATATCCCAAAATAGATTTTGTAGTTGTTTATAGTTCATAGCACACCACCTATCATCGTACCGATTGCTTTGTAGTATCCATTGTCACTGTAATCAAAGACTTGCAAGAGTTTGTAGGCTTCGCCACGATAAATGCAAACATCAGAAGTTTTTTCTGTATCGGTCAAAGCAAATTCGCATTCATCAGTAAAAAATGATTTTAGCCCGTGAACTCTATCAGCTTCAGGTAACATATCGATATCTTTACTCGATGATGGCAATACAATTCCCTCAACGATTAATTTTGTTTCTGCTTGTGTCAATTCGCCTTTTACCCATTTAGGTTCAGATTTTTTGATTACAATAAAATTTGTGCAAAAATCTGGGTCGTGAATAAGCTCTGATAAATTAATCATTTTTTATCCCTCAAAACATATGTTATTGATTTTCTTAGTTCATTTGTGTCAACAAGTGGGATATTAGAACCTTTCTTTTTAATTGTACTTTTTGCATTTGGCACCCAATTATTTTTAGGATTTTCAAACCAATTTTGTGCTGCTGATTGCGCTAACATTCCAACTTTATGCAAATTAGCTTCTGTCTCACTTACATTCATATTTAAAGCAGACACACTTACCTCTTTTAACTGTTGTGCAATTATTTCTTTACTATTTTCAATTGCTGGTTCTAATACTGGTCTAGGTGGAATATTTAATAAAGGACTACCATGTTCTTTTAAATACAAACTATGCGCTTTACTATATTTCATCCCTTTTTCTATATTAGACTGCATTTCTTCACGCATAATTTTATTTCGTACACCGTGTGTATGGATATATAAAAGCTCAGCATTATTTATAGCATCGTCATTTTTACGTGTAGCTTCTTCCTCAGGAATACCTACCAATATTTCTTTTTTAGATAAATTCTCTAATTCTTTACAAATTCCAGCTAAACCCGAACCCTTTTGTTTTAAAAATAATTTTCCATTTACCATACAACCATTCCGCCTTTAGCAACAACTTTCGCTAAGGTTAAAAATTGTTGACCAAAAGCTGTTTGCTTATAAGTACCCCAACCCTCAAAATCATTTGCAATAATACTAAAATCATAAGAAACAGATAAATCACCTGCACTCTTTGAAGTTTGGACACCTTTTGCCAAGCCTGCATTAATAATTTTTTTAACACTATCTTCAGCACTAGATAATGTTTGAAGATATAAAGTAAGAAAATGGGCAATAAAAAGACTCATACAAGTATTCCACATATCATTGTAACGATTATATGAAATACAAGCATGAGCCAATTTTACATATGCAGTTATTACTACATCGGGAATTAAATCCTCGCCCGCCTCATTTTGTTTAGCAAATTGCGGATAAATTTTAAAAAAATCTTCTTTTGTATATTCAGGATTTTTACCACCACGAATATTACTTGCTTCAGCTATAATACCATAAAGGTCAATAGCATTATACATCATTTTTCTTTCTCCGCTGTTATTTCTGTTGTAGTAGTTACATCATTTTTAACGTTTTTTTTCGTAGATTTTTTGTCTTCAATTACCTCAATACTACCATCTTCTTTTGCCCAATTATAAATAGGGTCATTTACAATCCAATCTGGCATTGTAGCATATACAAGTGGCTCCGCAATTAAGACTTCTTTAGTTTCTCTATTAGTAAAGCCAATTCTTTTTTTAGCGATTAAATTAATCATATAAACACTCCTTAAATCCCCTCACGATAAATAAATGGTTCGTAATAATGTACTTTTACTTGACCGACATTTGCCATATATAAACTATCATAAGAACCATTATTTATATTAGGTTGAGTCATCACACGTGCAAGTGGTACAGGGACATCCATACCAACAAAACGTTTATTATTCACGTAACAAATCATACGATTTTTCTGTCCAGTTCCTGCCTTTTCACAAAATCTACACTCACCGATGAAAAGGTCTACACCTTTTAAAGTGGCAATATTATTTTCCATAAGATATTTCATAATAGAAATACCGCCCGGCACACCTGCCACAGTAAGAGGTGTCATATTAATATAGGCATAATTTGCTGGGTCAATTAATATATGATTTGGAATTGCACTATTATCATACTGTGCAGCTGCCCACGCATCAGTAATAGCTTCATTAACATCTCGTAAAATTTCTTCTGGCGTTTTATTTTTCCATTCTGTTTTTGTTGAAGCACCTTGTGCCACAGATGTTGCTACAACATTTGGATCATTTACAAGCCCTGTAGTTCCATAAGATTGTTGACCCAAATAAGTATTAATATCCATATATTTATCATAATCAAGACGAATACCATCGTCATAGACTTGTTCAATGGAACGACCAGTAACCGCTCCACGTAATTGGTCTTGGATTTTTACACTCATAGCTACTTCATAAGGCATAACCTTATAAATGTCTTTAGAAAAATCTGCTTGAATTCTGCGAATATTATTTTGAATACCGCCCACGCCATCAGCTTGACCGCCAGTAACAGCATAATCAACATTAAATGCAGAAGTCGCTTCGACCCAACCACCGCCACTTTCAATTTCTATATCACGCGGATATGTTGTATTAGTAAGTGGTTCACGAAGTAACGGATCTAATTTCTCCAATTCTGATTGTAAAAAAGCAAGTCCGCTTGATACTGCATCAGCATCAAAAGTCATGATGTTTGTTGCACGAGTAGGTGCAATCGGTAAATTATAAACTTTTTTAGCCATTTATTTATACTCCTTGTCTTGTTAATATAGTTATTTCTGCTACATTTCTAGAATCTTTGACACTAGACCATTTAGCATTTGTTAATTCAATACAATTACCACTATCATCTTCCGCACCGAAATCACCAATAATAGAACCATCATAGCTAGATGTTCCATCAACGGTACGAACATAAACCTTACCACCAATAGTTGGGGAACCCCATGCGCATACAACAGAAATACCACCTCGTTGTAAAATATCACAAGGTTCATTAGCATCATAATAACCAAAATTTTGATATGGATAGATTTTAGCTGATTTTACTTTTCGCATAGCTACGCCCGCAAAATCAGTTGCAGTACTTGTAGCTTCCCAAGCTTTTACACTACCATCTGTATTTTGTACCACAGGACCACCAAATAAAATTTTTCCACTTGTTTTATTTACTGGTCTTGTTCTAGAAACTTCATCGCCATGACGAGAAGCCTGTCCTGGATAACCATAATTCATATTAATTCCAATTACACTACCTGGCATTATTAATTCCTCCTAAATTATTGTTTAAAATGTGGATTGCGTTTACGACAATTATTACCAAACGCTTGTTTATTTAAATTATTAGTCATACTATCAACAGTTTTTTTCTGATTAGCAAGTGCACCGTAACCACCATTAATAGGCTGAGTAGATTTTACTTGCATAGCATCTCTTACAATTTTAGATAAAGAATCAGACATTTTTTTGCGTTGTTCTTTTGGTAATTCTGCAACTACAGGCTTCATAGCACGAATAATATTTAATGCCATAGCTTTATCTGTTGTAACAGGTTTTTCTTTTTCCATTTCTTCTTCATCATTAATTTGTTCTGGTGAAACAGTTACAGATGCTTCATCCGGTTCATCTGTAGTCTCATTAGTAAGCTCATTTTCTAAAGCATCAAGTGCATTTTCTTCTTTAGGATTAGCTCTTTGCTCCACAGCTTCTATTCTCTGCTTTAAAGAACCCAACGCATCTAAAATTTTAGTTAAAGTATCACTATCTTTTCTTTCTTCTTCATTTTTTATATTTGGTTCATTTGGCTCACTTTCTAATGAATCAATAGCTCTTGTAGCCTCTGCTATTTCATCTGGCTCTGCATCTTTAACAAATTTGTTATACATTCGCTTAAAAATATTTTCTTTTTTACCCATTTTACTTACTCCTTTTGGTTCTTCATCTCTAATCGACACTGTATGACCTGCTCTACCTCTATCTACTACTGCAACATGATTACCCAGAATATTTGCTTGATAAAACGTACCATCATTATTATCTACATAATCACAATCATAACCGCATGAAATTTCACGTTTACCACTTTCAATTTCTGCAATTAGAATCGCATCATAAATGAATAAATCTGCTAATAATTTATCAGCTAAATCATTTTTACCACGATGTACATTTTGTACTACTCCTTTAGTATAAATATTATAATTATCGGATTTAACATCTGTGGATGGATGATTATCTGTTACAGGTTTACCTTCAAAACTAGCGATAGCTGTAGTTTTAAACACTTCATCTTCATTTCTATAAACAGTGATAATATTTTCACCACTAAGCCCTAATTCCTGTGGTAAATATTGTTGTTCTCCACACCTTGCAATAGGAACATCATGACATATTAAATAGCCTTCAGGCGTTCTCGTCATATGGGGCGAAAATCTATCACCGTAATATGCTTTCAAATACTATCACTCCTTTACATAATTTTTTCAAATGCTTTTCTGTTCACCATTTTAATTTTTCCATTGTAATAAATTTTTATTGGAAAAGTATACTGTGATAAATCAATTACAGGCTCAGCATAGCAACGACAATTAGGACAACAGCCTGCATGATAATTACCCAATGTATTTTTATAGCGCCTTCCTGTTTTCTTGCTATATTGCGGAAACAAATTTTCAGGTGCTGGCGGTTCGTTCCAGTTGATAAAAACACCATTCATTTTCTTATGGCTATCACGCGTTCTTCCATCTCCCTGCCCACCACCAACTGCACGCCATACATACCAGTTAATATTAAATCGACGACAACGTATTTCTGTTAATTGCGACTGTGTTTTTGATACTTCTGTTCTCGCGATAAGTTCTGCTCTTGCTTTCGTTTGCTTAGGAAACATCTGTTTAATTTCTTTGGCAAATTCAAAAGCTCTGCGCCCTTTTAGACTTTCACGGCTCACGTACTGCGTTATATCACTTGCTATATCAAGTGGCAATGTTTTGATAATTTCAGCATTACGCTGTATCTGTTCTTGCAGTATTTTTCCGGTAAATTCTTTAATCTCCCTCTGTAAAAGAGTATAAAAAATACCGCCTTTACCATTTAAGGCGGCAGCTTGTTTCCACGTTTTACCCTGGTCAACAAATAAATGCGTAACCATCTTCATAGCTACACTTTCGGCAAATTGCTGGTACTCACGCGAAAAAATTAGGTCTTTCATTATCTTGTTTATAAAATCTAGGTCGGTAGTATCGCCAATTTTTCCAATAATATATCGACTAATATTTAACAGATTACGGCGATATGCTCGTTCAATCCTTTGTTTAGGTTCCCATAATTCCATAGTTGCTCCTATTTAATATGCTATAATTTTATAAAAGGAGGTAAGATTTTATGGATTTGACTTTTGTTGTTTCTTCTAATGTTTCTGCTATTGGGTACAAAGACGGTATATTAGAAGTTCATTTCCGTAGTGGTGCAGTATATCAATATCACAATACGACACAAAATTTATATATTGAATTTCTATCCGCTCCATCTAAAGGAAAATTTGTACATCAACGTTTAAAAAATCATTACCCATTTATTCGTATTCGCTAAACGGAATACTAATAGTATCACTAACTATTTTAAACTGTTCATCCGTAATAATTAATGTATCATGCGGTGAACAGTTCTTTTTCATATAGTCAATAATAGGCTTACAGATATTTTTAAGTTCAATAATTTTTTCTTCATCCATATAGTCCACTCCTAAAATCAGGTATAAAATAACCACCCTACAATTCAATAGAGTGGTTATTTTATCTGTATTCCTTTTTTGTACGCTTCACGAGCTTCATTCAAACTCATGTGATTTGCTCCGCCCTTATAATCAGGATGAGAACGTTGATAATTATCATCTTCCCAACCGCATACTCCGCAAATATCGAAACAATCTGATTCAATCATTCCAACATTACAACAAGGACAAAATGTTTTATTATTTTCCGCCATGTTTCAAATCCTCTTCCTTATGCTTATCATAATATGCTTGACCTTCAGTAGGTTTAAACATTGTATAAATTCCTTTATCTGGCCGCCCCTTCACAAAATCATTTGTTTTTCTATTATAACGAATTAAGATATCATCTTTTGTTTTATGTCCTAATATGTTACCACTGACAGGATGTTCAATAAGTTCTAAAGCCCTTTGGATATATTGTTCCTTTGTAAATCCAGGATATTCCTTTCCATGTTTAGACATATGATTATTTAATGCCTGCTTACTACGAAAATTTCTGACTTTAAAAGTATTTCTTCCTGTACTTAATACTTCAATTTTAGCATTTTCATTGCCATTTGTCGATTTATTTTCACCACCACTTTTACCGAATTTACCATCAGGTCGGCGTGGATGTTTTTCTTCTTCCCATGCGTCTGTTGTCAATCTAGGGAAATTTTTCATCAGATTTTTCAAAACTATTCATCGGCATAGAGATATTTTCTTCATTTAACTGAATAATTTCATCATCTGCCTTCTCAATATCTTCATCAGTAATGTTGCTGAACATTCCTGTTAGTTCAGCCTGCTGGCGGAGTTCTTTCAATGCTATTTTCTGCGATATTATGCCAGCTTGAAAAGCTTTAGTAATACTATCAATATTTTTAGAAGCTAAATCAGCCATCTCATCATCAGATGGTCTACGCACAGGATTAAATTCATAATCAAAATCATCAGGAATAGCACCTAATTCGCTCATAATCATAATAGGCAAGATTTTATCATACACAGGACGTAAAGAACTTTCTTGTTTTTCTTCAATAGTATCATAATAATTTTGCATATCTGATTCGCCAGTTGCATTCATTCCTGCTGGTGAACGACCAAATAACTTTGTTACAGGAATTTCAGCCGCTCCTGCTAAATCCATCATAAAGCGGTCATATACTTCACCCACACCGCCAAAAGTATACTGATGACTTTCATACCCATCATTAGCACCAATTATCTGAATAGAATTATTGTTCATTAACGCATTCATAGCTTGAATCGTATTATATAGCCCCTGCACTACTTTTTCAGAGCCGGTAGCCAAAACCTGTTCCATGCCTTCCATTTTATATACTCTTAAATTAGCCATAAAAGTTAGCATAGCAATATTCCAACTTACATTGTCACGTTTTTTCAATTCGTCAAATACATGTTCAATCTCACTAGCGCCCCAATATGTTTCTGCTAATTTTTCAAGATATGGTAAATCACGCCCGATAAAACGAAGGATACGACTATAATGAACACGTACACCACGTTCAATATTATCTGAAGTAATAGTGTAGTATTTAGGCATTCCAAACTCTGCATCAGATTCATCGGTTATTAATTCTTCTTCTGGTGTAATACCTGACCAGCGGTCAAGAACTAGCAAACCTTTATAACTACCTGGCATTATTTGGTCATATTCGAGAGGTTGGTCAAGAATATCCTCATGTCCTTCAATCATAATTAAAGCACCAGCACCGCCATATAATCTTCCTAATTTACAGCCTTCTAATATTTTTCGACTAGTTTGAGTTTTGCGATCCGCTTTCGTAACACGTTTTATTTGCTTTGGTTCTATTTGTGACAATATCTTGTATCCATTTTTTGTCATATCTTCAGGAATAATATCTATTATTCGTCTTACCACCCAATGTGAGCGATAAAGTGAATTTATTGTTTGCCAATCTCTAGTAAATCTAGTTAAAGGGTAATCTGTTGTTTCTAATAAATTTGGCATAAACAATCCTGTGCGAGCCATTACATTTTGAAAAGAATCTTGCGCTTTTCCTTTTATTGGTTCTGCACGAACTTTACGCTTTTTTCTACTCAATGTTGAAACCTCCATTTTGGTAATATTGTATTAATATAATAGCGTAAGGCATCGCAACTATGATCATTTTCTTTAATTGGCTTTTCTTCACCACGCTTAGCTGCTTTTTCATCCCATATATAAGAATGAAATTCACGAATTAAATTAGTACAACATTTATGTACTCTCAATTTTTTTAAACTCATTAACATAGCAACTTTTCGTATACCATCATTTACGGAATTATCTGCTTCTTTTACTCTATAACCACGACCACGAAGTACTATCTTGAAACTAGCCGCTGACGGGTCAATGACCACGAAATCAGGAAATTCTTCACCAATAAATTTATCGAAATCATTGATATAGTCTTCATCTGATTTTTGCTGTTGTTCCTTTCTACTATCATAGTAATATTCGTTACAAACAAAAATGGTATCTCCGTCATCATAGATGTCCAGAAATACCATTGGATTTGTTGTACCATAGTCAATACCTATATATCGTCTACTTTTTGCTTTAGTAGCCCCTGTAAATATTTTACTATCATCATCAAATATTAAGTCGTCACTAAACATATCGTAAATAATACCTTCAGCTAACACCCATAATCCTAAAATCATACGCTTAAACCACATACCTTTATAGGCATTACGGATATTCTCTTTGTAATCTTCAGGTAGATTAGGATTATCATCAAGCTCAAAATGATAATCACGTACCATACCTTTTTGTAACTTTACTTCATCTGCAATATATTCTGCATATAAATAATGATATGGACTATCGGGATTAGTTGTACCATAAAGTTTTGCACCTCTTATGCTAAGTCTATTAAGCAACTGCTTAAAAAACTTTTCTGGCATCAAACTAAGCTCATCACAATATGCTCCTGCTAAAGTTTTACCACGAATATATTTTTCTGAGCCTTCGTCTTTAGCTCCAACTACTTTTATTCGTCTTTGGCATTTGATCCCATCAGTATACCAATATATAGTTAAATCTCCACTTTGGCGGTTATACTCATAATTATCTTCGCCAATAGTATCAAATAAATCATTTAGTACATTATCATATATAGTATCCTTAGATACCCCAGTCATTAATAATAATCCTTTAGGTCCTGTCATAATGTAATTTATCCATTTTGGTATCATAGCTACTGTTTTACCACTTCGCACACTGCCTTCAAGAATATTAATAAATACATCATTAGCAATCGGATTATAAATAAAATCTAATGCTTTTTGTCCCCATAAGCCAAATTCCACTATTTATCACCTCTTGCTTGATTTAATGATTGAATTAATTGGTTCATAGCTGATGACTGCTGTTCATTATTTATTTCTACTTCACGTTTTTCACGCCATTCATTTGGTTTGCGATTTTTTAGCCAGAATATTTGGGCTGTTACATTACCCTTTAAGGCACTTTGCAATAAAGCATTTTCTACTTCATAATCAACTATTTCTTTACCTTTTTTTAGGGTGTCCGATATGTCCGAATATTTCTTTTTCCATTCGTTTAATGTTGAACGTGATATATTCATATTACTGGCTATTTGCCCATCAGTTAATCCATCTCTTGACCAACCTTCAAGAAGTAATAGCCCCTCTTTGCTTATCCAATATTTGTATTTTCCATTACCTGCCATTCCTCCTCACCACCTAAAATTTTGTACTAAAAAAGCCACCATCAAACTGACAGTGACATAAATTCGTGTTATAATATTTTCGTTGCTCAAAACTCCAATCCTGCAACGGAGAGGAGGTGTTTTTTGTATGGATTTTACTGATTTTATACTGCTTGTCATGGTAAATGTTGTCGCTTATTACATTTGCAAATGGCTGGATAAGCAGTTTTTTGAGTAACCAGCCTAACGCTCCAGCATTAGCGTAATAATGTAAAAAGCCTCGGGAACCGCAACTTCCCGAGGCTTTTGTGCTTTTGTATGAACTTTACTGTTTATATTTATAGTATAACACATTCACCCGATTTTGCAATAGAAAAGCCGCAGGTTATTCCTACGGCTCGATTTTTATCTGTGATTATAACTATATCATATTTTAAGTATGAACTTCTATGAATTTTAGTGAACTTTAGTGAACTAATTTTTTATTTTTTTTGCAACAATAGATAATCCTTGAGAATGTAATGTATGCACCCATCTAAATGAACAATTAATAGAACAAGCAATTTCTTCCCATTTTTTAAGAGAAACATAACGTAAAATAAGTACATTCTTAATATTTTCGCTCATATTTATATTGTTTAAAAAAGATTTTATTTCTATGCGTTTATTTAGCCATTCTAATTTTAATCTTTCCATTTCTTCTTCCTGTTGTTCTAATTTAGATATAAAATCACTGGTATCATGTTTTATATTACTAAAACCTGTACGTTCTTTATATGATGGAATTAACATAATAGATGTTGCACGTAATTCTTCTAAATCTGCATTACATCTTAAACATACTTGTTTAGCCTTATATACCTGTTGTAAATATTCTTTTGCTTCATCTATTTTAGTCATTATTTCTATACTCCTTTATTTCATATAAACACTAAAAGGATAGCCTTATTTTAGCTATCCTAATTAGTGAATTTATCCTATTAAAAATATTGCAACTACTATTAAAGTAAACACAATGCCTGCAATTCCTAATATAGTAATATCTTTTTCGTAAAATTCATGCTCTGTTCGCAATGGTATTTTAACCATTTTAGGTTCTTTATTATTCATATTGACCTTCTTTCATGACCTTTTTATCATTTGTTTCTCCATCACGAAAAACTACTTTTTCCATTTTTATACTAAAATGCTTCCATAAAAAATCATTACCACGTTTGAATACTTTCCTACAAATATATTTAAAAAACTTTCTACGGTCCATTTTCTCAACAGCTTTTTTATATGTTGTATCTGCATATTGTCCATCATTTGTAAGAGGATTTATCCCTTCCTTTCTCATTCACTCACCAGCCTTTATATTTTTTACTACCTTTTTAGAAAATTCTTTTGCAAATCTATGTTTTAATGTACAGTTATTTTTATTACATGGTTTCTTATTAATCCAACACATATACCCTGTGTCGGCTTCATAATAACGCTTATCACATTGCATATTACTCACCTTCTATTCTTTCTGAAAACCTTATCAAAAGTGCAGCAGCCTGATATATTTCAGCTTGGATATTTTCTTTACCACCTAATTTAGCTTTCGTTTTGTTAGGTAGATACGTTTCGTTTAGGGCTTGAGCTATTTCTCCGACTTCTTCTTGAATAAGTCCTAACCACTGATGAGGTGTTAACTCGCTTTCATCACCCCACTGTTTTTTTTGATTAATAACCTCTTTCATTATTTTATTTCTTATCTTTATTATATTGTTTTTACTGTAATTATCTTCTCGCCCTAGTAAATCATCTGTAGATACTTGTAGTAAGTCAGCTATTTTACATAGTGTTTTGTATTTAGGTTCACGACCAGCATTTTCATATCCCTTTAATGTTGTATATGGAATATCTAATAATTTTGCTAATTCATCTGAAGAATATCCTCGTTGTTCTCGATAATATCTTAGATTTTCTTGAAAGCTCATACCTATTCTCTCTTTTCAATTTCTTCAACCAATTCTGGATTGTCGTACTTATTGCCTCTTACATAAAACTCGGTAATACTATCTTCAAATGGTTCATTCAAAGTAGTGCTATTTAATACAAAACCCCGACGTTCATTATCAAAATCAACCAAGGCTAAATATTCGTCATCCACGTTCAAAATATCACCCTCATACACATCATGTCCATAAGGGTCTGTAGTTACATACTGACCTAACGTATATAAGTGTATTTTCTTAGAACGATATTGACCTTTTGGTAATATTAGATGCGTATCACCTTTTTGAATGTATGAACCATATACCCATGTATTATTCTTTTTTTCTTTAGCTCTAAACAATATCTTATCCATGCTTTCATACCTCAATAAAATTAATATTAGGATACATATCCAGGAGCATTTTCTTTTTTATTTTGTACGCTTCTGTTTTTACTCCTTTAACATCAATTATTTCTCTATGTCCATCAGCATACTCAACTTCAAAATCAGCTACATAACGTATACCTTTTGTACGCTCCCCATTTTCTAATGTAAATCCTCTTAAAATCAAAAATTCTGGCTGTAACTTTATCCAATTTATTTCTCCATTAATACGTTTAGCTTTTAATTTTAAATAGTATTCTGCTTCTTTCTTACTATCAAATTTTAAATTGCCTATTATTGTTTTTTTTGCATTATATTTTGGTCTATTTTGCATTATTTTTAACTCCATAAATATTTAATATTTCTGTTATATGTTTTGTTGCTTTTTCCTTAGTTTTAAAACAATTACCTGTTATAAAAAAAGCATAATCAGTTGTTGTTTCATCCCATTTATCTTCTATAACATCACCTGAAATACCAACATAATAATATGTTTCCTGTTCTTTTGGTTTCCAACAAATTTTTTTCTTTACAGTATTTTCCACTTCTTTTTTTATCCTATTAAATTCCTTTTCTATTTCCTTATACTTTTTTCTGCTTTCCAACAATACTTTACATTCACCTTTATCTAAAGTATAAGTAGTAGCATATATCTTATACTCATCTTTTAAAAAGAATGGATTAGGCTCTAATATTTCTAAAAAAACAATATCCTCTTTTTTTATTATCCCAGCATTTCCACTTATAAATTCACTCATTATTATTCCTCATCTTTTTTAAAACTAATTACTACACAAAAACCATTTTCTTTATCTCTAGCAATCATTGTATTTTTACTAAGAAAATCAACTACATCTGGATAATCTTTCACGAGGTTCAAAATCATCTTACTGAAATTTCTATATAATCCAATTTATCTTTTAAGTTCATATCGTCCATGTTTACCTCCTATTAGTTCAAGAGCTTTTTTTATTTGTTTTGGCGTACCTACAGGCACTAACTTAATACCTTTTCTATCCGCCATAACCATTATTGAATAATCCTCTTCTAATTTTTGTTGTATTAAAGGTAATCTAGCTAAAAACTCATATCCTTCAATGTTGTATTTTTCTCGAATTTTATCTTCTAACTTTGTTAATTCTTCACCTATTTTATTAGCTATAGACTTGTTATCTATATACATTAAACCTGTCAATAAGTCGTTAAATTCGATTATTTCTGGATTTAATTCTTTAAATCTACGCTTCAACTTTGTTAATAAAGCATCTGTTACTCGCAGGCTGTCAGTACATATTAAGATGCCATTTTTAACTAATCTATCTTTTTCTCTAGATAATATCTCATTGAAATCGTATTGATATTCTATAAACGACTTTGGCTGTAAATTTTTTCTTATATAATCCTCTGTTAGTTTATATAATATAAAACTACTTACTTTATCCTTTGGTTTTTTTAAGAACTCTTGTGTATTTCTAAAATTTAAATACTCGTTTATAGCTTCATCTACATTAAGCAAAGGATTTTTATATATTTTTACAACTTCATTATTGTATTGTTCTGTTTTTGTCATTCTAATATTAACTTTTCTCTTCTTTTCAAGGAATTTAAACTCATTCCTCCACTCATACCTAAATTTGTTGTCCCTCTATGGCTATATGTTCCAGGATGTTTCCAATACTTTCTCTCATGTTGAACACAACAAAATACAGTACGTTTATCTTTTTCTGTTTTTATAACCACACGTCCGCCACACTCACGACAATAAAACTCTCTTAATGGCACTCCATCTATCTTTGTTTCTTCATGGTCAACATTCTTATTTTTTTCTACATATTTTCTGCATTTTCCCGAACAATATTTTTGAGTTTTCCTTTTAGCCTGAAACGATTTTTTACATTTAGGATTAGCACATTCTTTTATCATCTTATTACCACTCCTTAAACCATTATCAATTTTATTCAACCTATTTAACACTTTTTTAAAAAAGTCCAATTACATGGTGGTTCAGAAGTGTGCATTGGGCAGTTAGTTTTAAAAGGGCAATATTCCTCTGTACAATCTATATCTAAATCACTGCAAAAATCTCTAATAGCTTTTATAGAGTCATTCATTAGTTTTAAACTTTTTTCTTTCACATCAAACACGCTCCTTATTCTGTCGATATCATGAAATAATCAAACCCGCCTGTAATTTTCCCACCATGTGATTTAACTATTCTAGGTTCTGGGGTTTCTTCTTTAATCTCACCTATAGATTTAAGATAATCAGCATATTTATATAATCCTTCTAAGTTGTTAGTATCATAAAAACTTGCTACTAAACCATATTTATTTTTTAATCCTGTTTCTGCCATTAAACGATTAATGTCATTTCTACGTTTTTCCCTCTTAGCTTTATTTTCCGCTTCTATCCTTTTTTGCTCTGCTTCTATTTTTCTTTTAGGTTCAGGGTTCCAATACTCTTTATTTTCTTGATAAAATGCTTTGCTATAACATTCTTTACAGCAAAATCTTTTGTTTTTATAATTACTTTCAAACTCTTTTCTACATTCAGGATTTGCACATATCTTTTTCATAATCACACCGCCTGTGCTAATCTTATACGATAATTTTCTGCACCTTTCATTCCAACAGGTTTTGTCATTTCTGCAATTCTACTCATTATTCGTTCTCCAAATAATTCAAATAGTTCTTGCATATTGTAATTAGTTGTTATTATCGTTGTAAGATTATTTTCATATCTAGTGTTTATTAACAAAAATAAATTTTCACGTTCCCAACTACCCACCATTTTTAATTTTCCGCTATTATCTCTATCTTTTTCTGCTCCAAAATCATCAAGAATTAATACGTCAACTTGTTTAGCTTTATTTACTAATTCTGTTGCTATTAAAGCTTTTTCCTTATCATTAAAACCTTGTTTTATACAGTCAAATAAATTTGCTGTAACAATCATCATGCTTGGTATATTTTGTTTTAATAAATTATTTAATATAGCTGCTGCAAGATGTGTTTTACCACACCCATATCTACCGTGTAACCTCAATCCCCTACATTTAGGAATATAATTCGTACAGAAATCTAAACAATCATTATAAGCATTCTCTGTTGCTGGCAATATTTTAAAATTATTAAAGGTCTTACCTTCAAAAAGTTTCCCCACATTGCTTTGCTCCATAAGCCTATTTATTTTTTCTTGCTGTTTATAATTTTTCCAGCGTTCACAATTACTGTAGCTTATAAAATATTTACCAGCTTGTTCATCTACTTTTACATAAAAACAATTTTTGCAATCAATACCATGCTTATTACAAATCTTACATTTTTCTTGTCTATACATAGCATCAACTAATGCCATTTCATTTTTAGAAAACTCACATGGTATATATTTTATTCCTAGTTCTTTACATACCAATTTCCCATCAATCAAGCTCTGCCCAATTGATATCTGTTCCTGTCTTTCTTTGAGCCTGCGTTGCAGTTCTTGATAGGTTGCTAGATTGTAATTGTCCATTAGATTCACCACCTGCTATTTTCAAATTTGCCCAACCTCTTAATATTCCACCTACATACTTAACAAAGTATATTCCTTGCAATTTTCTAGAACTTTGCAATGCCTTTTTTAAAGCTTGTATAGTTTGTTCTGCTCCATAAACTTGTGCATATTCTCTAAGACAGGCTATTTCATTAGCTCCTGGTGTTCCTCCTAGATTAGAGCAGATTCGATTTTGATAGAAAATAAGTACTTGACTTTCTGCTGGAGAAATGTTATCATCACGCGCGTTATTATATATATATATATTATTCTCTATATCTCTATTACTCTTATTAGGGTTTTGTTTTAGGTTTGGTATTGGGTTTGTATTTAGGTTTTGAGTTAGGTTTGATTTTAGGTTTGTATTTTCTGTTATGAGGTCGTAAGAGTTCGCATTATTATTGAGTTCTTGGGTTTCATTTAGGTTTTGTTTTAGGTTTGTATTTGGGTTTGGTTTTGGGTTTTGGATTAGGTTTTGAGTTAGGTTTGGTGTTACATTTTCAACATAATTTTTTATTAGAACATATGTTGAACTTTTACCTCGTGTTTTACTAGGAACATATTTGATTAATCCTGCTTCAATAAGTTTTTTTCGGCTATCATTTAACTGACTATAATTTTTTAATTTAGCTTCTATCATCAACGTATTATTATCTATATTAAATTCTTTAGGTCGCCTAAGATAATTCCACTTATCCCATAATACCCAATATAAAACCTGCGTATCATTATTTAATTTCTTTGCATAATTAGAACGAAATGATATTATTAAAGATAAAGGTTTTAATTCCATATTTTTTACCTCGTGGATAGGTGCTTGTCTTTATGGCAAGCACCTATTCCTATTTATTGTGCCACTGTTGGCATTTGTACAACATTATTTGGCTTTGGTACATCAACTACAGATACATCATCTGTTACTGTTTCAGCTTCAGTATCTTCTCCAAATAAGGAAATTTGATTTCTCTTACCATCTAAATACTTGCGTGCTTCTTGTTCAAATGCCCAAAGAGCGTCAACCGCTTCTTGATTAAAGAACCCAGCTTGACTTGCTTCTACCTCATCAGAAGGACATTTCATAAGAGGTGTATTTACTACTATCTCTCTATCAGCAGAAGGCACATAAAACATACTAGAAATAACTGCTGACATTGTTTTATCTTCTGCATACTTGAAACTTACCGCATAAGGTTTTATTCGTTTTATCAATAATGCTCCTAATCCTAAAATATTTAATGTTGGTTTAGTTAAATTTTTTAATGCTGTAAAAAATTCTGGTGCAGGTTCATCATTAAATATAGATGTATGATATGATGGCTTTTTATTTTCATTTGTCCTCATATATTCAATAGTTAATTTACCGGAACTTTCCTGATATTTAATCTTATTAATAGTTACATTACTCATTTTGTTCTTACCTCCATATTCTTTTTAGTTAACTTATAAATTTTTGCTATATCTTTAGTTAATGCTATGGATTGTAAAATATATTTTTTTAAAAATGTAAATTTCCCAGTATTATGAATCTCATTATGATGTACCCTACAAAGCGGTAATACTTGCATTCCTACCTGTGGTATTTCTTTTCTATTTCTACCAGCTCCTATAGCATCTACATGATGAAGTTCTGCTTTTTTACCGCACACTGCACATCTTTTTTTCATTAAACAAGCCCATACATACTTAGGAATATCTTCACATAGTTCATATAAAGGCTCTCCGATATCTATATCATGAAGTATACAAAAATCTATTAAATACGTTATATATAACCTAGCTACTTCTACACTACAATTCGATAAAGAAAAATCTGTGTCAAGACTACATGGAACATGACCATTAAACATTTGTTTAGTTATTTCTTTTGTTGCTTCTAATGGAGTATATCCCCACCATGCTGAAATATATCCCAACAAAACAAAAGCTTTTCTTCTTTGAGCCATACTTATTTTTCTACTATCTGGTATTTCAACAATAATTTTTCTAGCTGTCTTTGTAATCTCATTATCTTCACAAGGAACGAAGGCGATTACACCGCCTTCAGTTCTCTTTACAATTTTTCCATACTTAATCATTAAAATGGAATTTCTTCTCCAAAGTTCTCAGCTAAATTATTATTGTTTTCTAATACTTTTTTTGCAGGTGGCTCAATATCTGTAATTCCTTCTACTGGTCTAATTGATATTAACTTAACAGCAGTAGATAATCCGCCGTTACGATTAATATATTCTTCTTCCCTAAATACTCCACCAAATAATTTTCCTTCTAAACTTTTTTCATTCCAATTCCACTTATATCCTGAATTTGATTTTTCAATATTTAATAACATACCTTTAAAACGTCCCATGCTATCACCTTCTGTAAGCTGATAATATGAACCTCTCCATTTGGCTTGTTCTTTATTTCGTTCTTGCTCTTGTAAATATTGATTTAAATAAAAATCTTTATATTCACCTTCTGCAATATCTATTGCAAGTTTTAACATCTCTTTTCCATTCTTAGATTTAGTACATTCAGCTCTAACAATGCTACATACATAACCACCAGCAGGTAATTTTTTATATTCTCCTGTAATAGCTTCTACACTATCCCAATTTGCAGGTTTATTCATCATCATTAATTACTCCTCATCATTTTCATATTTTATTAATTGTTCAATTACAGTTTTTATATCATTAGGTATCTCTTTATCAAAACACCCCATAGGACTTTTTGCTGTGGAATGATTAGCATATGTTTCAAATACATAGTTACCATCAACTGCTTTAGCTAACAATACTGTTGTAAATTTACTCTCTAAAACGATTTTATCTAGCTTTTTGCCACTAGTTTTTATACGTGTAAAATAAAAACCACTGTCATCTCTATCTGTTTGAGAATGTGCAATACATACAACCGTTAAATCATCTCTTAATAAATGTAATTTGGAAATTAGTCTCCATATACAGGTAGCTAAATCTTGCCATTTATCATAATTTTTTTCTTTCATACGAGCCATTTCATCATCAACCATAATGGCATTTATAGTATCTATTACAAGAATTTTTATATCTTTAAAATCTATATCAATTCTACTAATAACATTTTCTATAGCACCTACATTTGAAGTTTGAACATAATTTTTATTTTCTGTATTATATTTCTTTTTCCAACCCTTCCAGCTAAGACCTTTTCTATCTGCATCAATAATAAATGTAGTTTTATAATCAAGATTACGAAGGCTGGTAGTTTTACCAGCTCCGCTTTCGCCCATTATACAAACAACTCTACTCATTTAAAGCACCTCATTTTATTTGAATATTTTGTTTTGTAATTATCTGAACACCATTTATAACAGCACCTTGCTTTATTGATTTTTTTAATGCCACTTTATCAATTTTAGGTTCTTGTGATATTAAATATTCTGTTGGTATATGCTCTATAGAATTAATTTCTAATTGTTCAGACTTTCTAAAGCTAACTACAACTTTTGCAGTTTCAAATTTATGTCCTTCTAAGTTATCAGCTAAATATTTTTTTAATCCTTCTACTTTATTATTAAGAACTCTTTTTCTATTGGTTAAATTTTTAGCTTCCTCATCAATTGCTTTTGCTTCTGCACTTAGATTTTTTATATATAAAGCCACATTTTCTCGCTTGTCAGTTAAAACCATATTTAATTCATCAAGACGAGTAGGATTTATTATCTCTCCTGTCTCCATGTCCACACATTCTTCAATAGCCTTTTCAAATTCTTGTTTTATTTCATATAAATTCATCACGCCACAGCCTTTCTATTTGTTATTATCTGCACATCTGGTGGTAAAATATCTGCATAACCATTACCTTCATTATCAAAATATTCGATATGCCAACGGTTATTGTCAAAATATATATCACTTAATTTACCATTTAAAATATTTTTATATTCCCAATCAGTTATACAATTAGTCGCTATAATTAAGATGGATTTTACATCATCTTTATATTCATAGATAGCAATTGTTTTCATTTTTTTACTCCTATGTTATCAATAAGGCGTGTCCACCAAATTTACGTAAGCAGTTGAAGGTGGACTTTTAATTTGTTAAAATATATAGGAAGGTTGGGGCATCAACCTTCTTTGGAGAGATACAGTAAGACCTGCTATTTTAGTAGGCAAGTATCGTTTGTATCCAAGAATTCCCTGCCTTTAGGCATGGGAAGTATGTCAATCCTATGTTATACTTGATAATACGATATATTTCTTATGTTGTTGCTTGTCTGATTGCCGTCTTTCAAGCAACTTTTTTTATAAAATAATCACCTTTTAATAAATCTTTATAAGGATTTATATAATCACCTGCAATATCTTTTAAATATCCATCTTCATAATCTACTAAAACTAAGTCCTCATAATCATCATTACATAATATTACCTCTTTACCTTGTTTACAAAACGAAATTGCTTCTTTTATTGTTAATCTATCCATTGTATACACCTCTTAAAATGGAAATACTTCTCCATTAGCTTTATAATGCCAATCTTTGCTATAACCTTCTTTTAGTAATAAACTATTTATTTCTAATAAGTTTTTAAGAACATCTTTGGCTTTACATGGAAATAAATTTGTTTTCTTGCCTCGATTATTTTTTACAGTACGTATTCTCATTTTTTTCTTCTCCTTTTTATTCTTTGAGCAAATGAATAACATTGACGGTCATCAGCACATACTGGAACAGCAAGACCGCATATCAAATGCAATATATGCACCTGCCCTTTATTCAATTTTTTACCGCACCGCCAACATTTCATACTAAATCACCTTTAATTTTGGTTTTCCTTGAACAAATGCCAATACACTACTAAATTTGTATCGCACCATTTTACCTTCTCTTATTTCTTCAAATACACCACGATATCCAAGTTCTCTAACCATACTAGGTTTTAAACCTGTAAATTCTTCAACTTGTTTTGCAGTAGATATGCCAGCAGGTGAACAATACTTGCTATAATCATTTTTACCGCTTAATTGTTGTTTTAATAATTTGTTTTCTTCTTTCACCTTTACATAATCAATAAGAATATCTCTAATATTTTCTAATGTACTTTGTTCTTTTATTGGTAATTCCATATATTCTCACCTCTCTTTCATTGGTGCGTACCAAGCACCATAGCAGAACCACTTGCAAACCTCCCTGCCATAATAAATTTGTTAAGAAGATTATCGTTAAAGATTTGCTATTTTCTTTTTTTATTTTTTGTTACATTAATAACCTTTCTGCTATGGCTTGCTACGCACCAATTTTAATTATGATTTAATAATTTTTATTAAATTTTTATATTATTTTTCTCATTCGTTTCATAGATTGTCTGCATATTCTCAAATCCTTTGCATATAGTTTTCATATTCTGAATAAGGTATACGTGTAATACGTCCATCTCTTTTGGCTTTTATTACTCCAGTACGTACTCTTTCATAAATAGCTCCATAACTTACTTTCGCTTTTTTAGCAAATTCACTTATAGTCAATGGCCCTTTTTCTATATCATTTAGATTTTGTTGTACCTCTATGACTTCTAAATGTTCTTGCTGAACCTTTTTAGCGATATTAATTAGTTCATCAATCTCTTTATCTAGATTTTCTTTTAAAGCTTCTAAAGCTCGAATTTTTATTTCGCACTCTAAATTCCAATCAGGCATATACATAATCTCCTTTCAATTTATTTGGTTGCTACCCATAGATAAGCTATAAATTTTGATACAGCGGTTTCATCAATAACCCACCGCCAAGCGTTCGTTACAATAAATAATCGATGTGTAGTATACGCCCCACAATATGATGTATTAGATTTTTGGGGTATTTCTAATAAGCAGTTTCTCATTATTATTTAATTGTTTTTTATATTGTGGGGTATACACCACACACCGACTATAGGGTTTAATACATAGTAATAACTAGACTAAATTTTTTATGTTATAATCACTATAGAAGGAGGTGATTATAATGTATATTAAAGTAAAAGCTACAGGTTCTGATTCTCTCATTACTATACCTAATGTAACTCTTATTAAAGAAATTCAATCCGATGATGTTCGAGAATTTACAAATTTTGACAGCCTTAATTTTTTAGATTCTTGTGATTATATTTTTGTTGGTTCTTTTAAATTACACATTAAAGGTAGTAAAATTGATTTTGTAGTCATTAGAGATTAAACATTTTTAAATTAAGAGTACAGTTACAGCTGTACTCTTTTTGAATTTCAATGATATCTTTAATCATATTTTTAGCCTCTAAAGAGCTACTTACTACTGCATTTATACTTAAATTAAATGATGTATTAGGTTGTTGTTCATTAATTTGTTGCTTGAGTTCGGCATTTTCTTTTTCTAATTCTTCATATGATTTCACCTCATCGCCTCCTTATAATCTTTAAATAATAATCTTTCATTCATTAAATCACTTCTATTTGTAACAACTTTTGATATTATGATTAATATTTTTATAGTCTTGCTATTTAGGTATGGCTGGGTATTATTATCTAATAATGAGTCGAATGATTAATTATTTCTTTAAAGTTCATACCCTTTTATAGTAAAAACATAAGTAACAAATAATTTAGTTACTATAATAAAAATGTTGAATAAATCATTCATATCCATATCTCTAATTCACTTTCTATTCATATGACGTATATAAGCGATAACATATACTGTAAAACTTATAGCTATTAATGCTGAAGCTAAAGCAGATATGGCTTTAATTGATATACATTCCATTATCCAACTATCTCCTTCCTACTAAATATTTTTATGCTATAATCATCTTATGAGGAGATGATTATATGGTATTAAACTGTGATTGTATTAGAGATATTCTTCTTTGTATTGAAGAAATAGTTGAACCTAGAAAATTCGCCGTTTTTATTGATACTGAACTTTAAAAAAAAACTAATCAAAATACTTTAAGATTTACTAATGATTCAGTTATAGAGAATTATCAATATCAGTTATTAACTAAATATTCTAATAAAGAACTTATTTATCACCTAAATTACTGCGTAAAAGACAAACTTATTGATTTACGTAATGATAGCAATTCTATCGCAATCATTGTTGAAGATTTAACACCAAAAGGTCATCAATTAATAGCTAATATTCGTTATGATTCTGTTTTTGAAAAAACTAAACGTATTTGCAAAGATTTAGGTGTAAAATCTTTATCTTCATTTGTTCAAGTTGCCGAAAACGTTACTTCTGAATTAATAAAATCACATTTTATTTCTTAATTAGAAACATCACCCATTTTGTACTATAGTCATCTAATTCTTTCTTAGTGGGTGGTGTATATTTTTTTTCTAACATATACAAAATTAAAGCATGAATTTGTATACTAGAAATTAATACTTTAATTCCCAATAAAAGAATAATGATTATCAAAAATATATACATAACAAAAGTACCTTTCTTTTATAATGTCGTGAATATTTAAATTCTGATAAGCAATTTCTAATGGGTCTTTATCCATTAAATCATCTCCCTTTATACGCTTTAAGCGTTATTGGATTGTAAAAAAATAAGGTCTTTATAAGACACACCATAAACTTTCTCTATAGCAGGTATATATTTTGCATTAGGCATGGACTTGCCTCTATCCCATGCACCAACAGTATCTTTACTTACACCAATTAATTTAGCAGCCTCTTTTTGAGATAAATTTTTATTTACTCTAGCTGCTTTAATGGTTATTTTCATTATTATCACCTCACTACGCTTTTAGCATATCACGCTTTTAGCGTTTTGTAAATACCTAAAGCGTATTTTTTTATCAATAAATTGATTTTTTTACACTTTAGACGTATAATTTAAGTAAAATAATACGCTTAAAAGGAGGATTTACAATGATCGATAAAAGTAACAAAGAAATATTTTCTAATAATCTAAAATTCTTTATGCAACAGAAAAATAAAACACGCAAAGAAATATGTGATGATTTAAATATCAAATACACTACTTTTGCAGATTGGTATAATGGAAATAAATATCCTCGCATCGATAAAATTGAATTATTGGCTAAGTATTTTGGTATTCAAAAATCAGATCTTATTGAAGAAAAAAATGATACCAATAAAAATTCACTAGAATTAACAGCCCGTGATGAAAGAGATATAAAAAAACATTTAGATAAAGCGTTGGAAAATTTAGAAAATGATGAAGCCTTAATGTTTGACGGCGAACCGGTAGAAATGGACGAAGAAACAAAAGAACTCTTAAAAGCATCTTTAGAGAATAGTATCCGTCTAGCTAAAACTTTAGCTAAGAAAAAATATACGCCTAAAAAATACCAAAAAAACGATAAATCTGATGATTGATGGGAGTGGTTTTTGTGCAAAAAGTTACTCCTAAACAATTAATAAGCAAATACAAAACCAATAATCCTCAAGAAATAGCACAAGAGTTAGGTATTATAATCTTATTCGAGCCGTTAGGTGAAATAAACGGATATTATAATACAGCCTTCAGGCAAAAATTCATACATATAAATAATACCTTAGTAGAAGCAAAACAAAAATTTACAATAGCACATGAACTGGGACACGCACTCTTACACCCAAAAGCAAACACACCATTTTTAAGAGATAACACATTATTTTCTATAAATAAGTTAGAGATAGAAGCAAATAAATTTGCAGTTGACTTATTAATAACTGATGAAGCTATTGCTGAAGTCAAACATCTAACATTAGACCAAATGGCTAATTATTTTGAAATCAATAAAAATCTAATAAAATTAAGGCTAAAAATTTAACTATAATAAAGGAGCGATAGCATGGATTTCAAAGACCCTACCAATAAAGAAGAATTAAAAAATAAAATTAATTCTACTATTGAAGAATACAGAGATTTACTTATTAATTTAACAGATGATCCAAATACTTATAAAAAATCAGCATTACTATATTATTGGTTACGCGATTATAAAAACTATATAAAAAACGAAAATACTTTTGACCCTAAATATTACCCAGAATTTTATCGTGGTAGTATTGTTAATATAAATTTTGGATTTAACTTAGGATCAGAATTGGGTGGTTTACATTATGCAATTGTATTAAAAGACAGTAATAAAAAAAATCCTAATATAACAGTTGTTCCTCTTACATCATTAAAACGAGATAAAGATATTAAAGAGTTGCGTCCTACAGAACTATATTTAGGTCAAGAACTATATTTCAAAATTCAAGGTAAATATGAAGCATTAAAAATATCTATTCCTACCGAAATAAACTATTTAAGAAATATGCTTTCTCATTCTGAAAAAATTGATTTAAATGATATTCAACAAAAAATAGAAGAACTAACTAAACAATCTAATTTAATGATAAAGGCATTTAACAAATTAAAAACATTAAAATATGGTAGTATTGCTGTTATGAATCAAATACGAACAGTTAGTAAAATGAGAATTATAGATCCCACAAATAAATATGATATTCTATACAATCTCAAATTATCAACAAATAATTTAAATTCAATCGATAAAAAAATGATTGAACTATTTACAAAACATAACTAA